ACACACGCAAGAGCTTGGTCAAAAAATTCAAGTATGAAGACCCTACAGCCAGGTATCGTCCGGCCTATAAATTAGGTCGATGGGACGGCTCAGTGTCATTTTTTGGATTGGGCGGAACCACTTATCTTTCGATGCTTGAACAGGTGCTGGGAGAGTTAGAAAATAGAAATTACTACATCGAAGTCGAAGATCAGCGAGTAAGCCCACCCCTAGAATTTGACCAAATTTCTGAGGATTTTTGGGGTGAAAAAACGTGGCCAGTAGGTCATAGATTTGCCGGCGAATTAATTAGATTGCGTGACGACCAAGTTGAAGTCATTAATAAATTTTTAGAAAATCCTCAGTGTATTCAGGAAATTGCCACTGGTTTTGGCAAGACAATTACCACCGCAACTTTGGCGAAAATTTGTGAAAAATATGGTCGAACAATAACCATTGTTCCTAACAAAAGTCTTGTAGAACAAACAGAAGAAGATTTCATTAACGTGGGATTAGACGTCGGCGTTTACTACGGTGACCGTAAAGATCTTGGAAAAACCCACACAATCTGCACCTGGCAAAGTTTGAATATTTTGGAGAAAAAATCCAGGGATGATGACGAAATTTTAAGCCTTGCAGATTTTCTTAATGGAGTACAAACTGTCATGGTTGACGAAGTTCATATGGCCAAGGCAGATGTTCTTAAGAAATTATTAACGCATAATCTATGTCATGCCGCGATACGTTGGGGCCTAACAGGAACCGTGCCAAAAGCCGATATAGACTTCCAAAATATCCGGTGTAGTTTAGGAGATGTAATTCACAGAGTTACTGCTCACGAATTACAAGAAAAAGGTGTGCTCAGTGATTGTCACGTAAATGTTATACAAACCGCCGAGTGGAAAGAATTTGGAAGCTACGCAGAAGAATTAAAATATCTAGTCACTGATCAAAAGAGAATGGACTATATTAATGGATTAATTAGAGAAATTTCTCAGAGCGGAAATACACTAGTACTGGTTGACAGAATTGAATCTGGGCGTATAATAACTGAAGCCATTGAGGATTCTGTCTTCATATCGGGCGAAGTAAAGACCAAAGATCGTAAAGAAGAATATGACGAAATTAAAACAAGTACTAACAAGATTATTGTGGCGACTTATGGTGTGGCCGCTGTGGGTATTAATATCCCTAGGATTTTTAATCTGGTTCTTCTTGAGCCCGGAAAGAGCTTTACAAGAGTTATACAAAGCATTGGGCGAGGTATTAGAAAAGCTGAAGATAAAGACTTCGTCCAAATCTGGGATCTTACAGCCGCTACCAAATACGCCAAGCGACACCTCACTGAGCGAAAGAAATTTTACAAGGAAGCCAAATACCCTTTCACAATTGAAAAGGTAAAATATCAATAATGCAAATATTAACATTAGAAAACAAAACGTTTTATCTCAATGAGTTACCTGACGAAGTAGACGACGATTTACGATTCTCAGTATTCGATAACAGCGATAATAACAACCCCGATTATTTCTTTATTCCCTTGATTTTTTTAGAAAGTTTTACGGGTCCTGCTGTGGTGCTGAGGATCGGACCCCATGAACTAACTATGCCATTAGACTGGTGTACTATTGTTGGAGACCCTACAGGTCCAGACATGGAAGTGTTACCTATTACCAGTTTAAATGACCGAGGATTTAAGGTATTTTGTTTTAATCCTTTGAGCAGTTTCCGCCCAGAATTTCATGACATTGACATCATCAATGTGTACCAAGATGTCAAATGGTATTTTCCAAAGATGCGTCCCGGCCAATTGTTGACCACTCCGTTACACGCAGGCGAACAGCCTCTATGTGCTTATTTTGTCAAAGAAGTTAGTCGTCAAAGTGAGCTGGTAAATTATACAAAATGTTGGTAATATGGGCAGTCTTAAACCAGGTGCATCTTATATATACGAACGTGCCGACGGCATAGTATACGCTAGAGAATTTGGAGCAGACCCTAGCACACGAAAAGTAATTGGTTGGGAAGAAAATTTAGATAACGGGAAAAAACGTGAAAAAGATTTTCATAAACAGATGATGGAAGACCAACTGTGGGGCAATATTCGTCGGGCGGCCGAAACAGATCCTACTTTACAAGAAGCCCTCGAACGTGTTAAAGTTACATATTACCTAACTAAAGATTACGAAAAAAGATATGGCAACCGCAAAACTTGATATTAAGCGTGAACTAAATTCTGTAGATAGAAAACAATATAATTTCTACGATAACCTCACAGATGAAGAAAAGAAAGCATTTGCACCGTTTGTGCTGATGCGGTACATTGCCAACGTTCAAGGCGACAGAGACACGCAAGAATGGTTTCTTGAAATGACCAATGAACTGGTCAATAAAAATCATTGGGTGCTCAGTAAAAATCACAAGGCACTACTGTGGAAATTGTTTGCTGGAGTAGGTACAGGCGCAGTAGGATACCATCCCTATCTAGCCGCTGGTAAAAAAGAAAAAGCCAATAAAATTGAAAAGTTATTAGTAGAACTACACCCTGCTATGAAGCTCAGTGAAATTAAATTGTTGGCTCGAATGATGAACAAGCAAGACATCGAAGAGTTGTTTGACAAGATGGGATTCGATAAAAAACAACGAAAAGAATATGAATGATTGCGTTAGAAGAACAACCTTTTAATTGTGTACATTGCGGCAAGAGTTTTATGAAAGAAAAAACTCTGTTTGCTCATATGTGTGAGCCCAAGCGTAGGGCTATGCAAAAAGATGAAAAGCGAGTTCAGGCTGGCTTTATGGCATTCAATCGTTGGTACCAATTGACACAAAATTCTAAAAAAGATAAAGTGTACGAGGACTTCTGTAAAAGTTCTTACTATAACGCCTTTGTGAAATTTGGTAGTTTTGTCAATAATGTCAATCCATTATATCCTAGCAAATTTATTGACTATGTGATTAAAAGCGGAGTCAAACTCGATCATTGGTGCAGAGATGAATTATACGAAACATATCTCTATGACATGATCAAAGTAGAACCGGTAGAGTCAGCAGTACAACGTACTGTACAGACCATGATGGAATGGGGTGACACCAGTGGTGCTCAGTTCAACCATTATTTTAACTATGTAAACCTAAACAGAGCAGTACACGACATACGCAACGGTAAAATTAGTCCGTGGGTAATGCTCAACTGCGCATCTGGAAAGAAAATGCTGAATAATTTTAACGACGAACAATTAGATCTGATTGCTCCTGCATTTGATCTACCCTATTGGTTGCGTAAGTTTAAAGAAGTTCCAGCAGACGTTGCTATGGTTGCTGAAATTTGTCGTGAAGCAGGGATTGAATAATGCCAGATATTGACATCGACTTTGCAGATAGAACACGCATACTAGATATAGTCCAACATATCCCTGCGGCTATTAAAGAAGACAACAGCTCTTTTAAGAAACACAACACTGGTGTATACTGTCACTCGATCCCTTACAATCCTCTGACTAAAATGGCCAATATTGATCATAAGGCAGCAGAGGAACGTGGGTATTTCAAATTAGATTTTTTGAACGTTGGAGTGTATAATGATCTCCATATCCAATCAGAAGAAACCATCAATAGGCTATTAAGTGTTGAACCGTTGTGGGATCTATTGTATGAGAAAGATGTATGTGATCAACTGTTTCACATCAACGGGTACCATAATTTGCTGGCTCAGTTAAAGCCAAAGAGTATCTTAGAACTAGCCACGGTTCTTGCTCTTATCCGGCCCGGTAAGAAGCACCTCATCCCAGTAGTTGTTGAAAAAGGTTTCGATGCAATCCAAGATGAAGTCTGGATTAAAACAGAAGACTCCTATAGCTTTAAGAAAAGTCATGCTGTTGGGTACGCTCATGTTATTGTCATGCAGTTAAATCTTATCTGCGAAAAGATTAGCCTCGGCGGCTCTTAGGGTTTCTAACCAGCTGTATCGACTTGCGTTTAATCCGTTTTTCTGCAATGTCCCCTAAGTTTACAGTGGGTCCAAATAATACTTCGATATCTTTACAATTAAAGGTTTTGATGTAGATCTTGTAGTTGCGCATTTCTTCTTTTAAGAAAATATTAATAGGAATCCGACGGTTACTTTCCCACCACCAAGTTTCTCCTAGCGCCATGAAATCTTGCTTCTCTTGATCAGTACGCATAGCGCCTAGGTCATAGATACTGGCCACGTGATTATCAAAATTGATCACGATGCCCACATATTCTACGTCATTAGACCTTATACATGCTATAAAAGGAAACTTGTCTTGAAAGGTGTTCTTTGTTACCATTAGTTAAAATAAATACTCATATGCAAAAATGCCCAATCTATTTATATCCCAATTTACTAGATGTAATATTGGATTTGGATCAAAATACAAGGATTCACAACGTTATGTACCAACGCGACATCAAAATACAAAAAGGCTTGAAAAATCGAGTTCAATTACAGTTTAAAAACTCGGACCAAAAACTATTACCTATATCGACAGGAACTTTTGTCTTTAGTATGTTTAACGGTGTTACCCAACAGACTGTGGTCAAAAAAACTATATCTGGAAGCGATATCATAGATGACGGCGTTACTACCAGTACACGAGGGCTTGCTGTCCTAACACTATCTGAAAGCGATACTCTTGATCTAGATGCAGGAACTTACCAGTTCTCAATAGCCAGCGTGGACAGCGATGGTGTT